TTACCGCTCAACAAAGTATGTTGCTTATGGGTTCGATTGCTCTGGATTCACTAAGTATGTGTACTCTAAGTTTGGGATTGACCTCTATCATGGTGCGCGAGTTCAGCGTGACCAAAATAGGGATGGCTTTCTTTTGACCCGCGTTACACTAGAGTGGCGATCAAATTCATGAATGTCGCCCAAGTCTGCATTTTCATTCTTCCAGACTTGCGTTCCATGATAAAGAACTGGAGGCGTTACTGATCCCCGCATATGATTTGCAAGGTTTTCTTCTCTGGAAAAATGCTTAGGGGGCAAAAATGGCCTTTGCCGCCCGTTCGCTTCCGTAAATTTTGTTGAGCCCCCGCCCGCCTTCGCCACCTTCCGCGCCGTGTTCAGCGCAGCGGCAATGGCTTGATCGCGGGGGTGACCAGCGTCGATCATCTCGCTGATGTTGTGGCTGATGGTCTTCTGGGACTTGCCCTTGGTCAGTGGCATGGTGAGCCCCTTATGCGCTGCCGTTGAGGATCAGGACGCCCTCGACGCCGATGCCGACAGAGAAGGTGCCGGACGCCGGGTTGCCTGCGGCCTGCCATTGGATGTCGGTCTTTTGCGTGTACGCCCGAGGGGCCACGCGGAGGGTCTGGTAGTTGGTCGTGAATGGGGCTTGCAGCACATTTTGGACAAGGCCAGTGGATGAGAACGTCTGCACCCGGTAGTTGGCGTAGTTGCCCGCCGTGTTGCCGTTGAGGCTGGAGTAGGCATTCGACCGCGTCAAGTAGAACGTGTACCCATTCGGCACGGTGTAGATCATCATCTGGGACTTGCCGTTGCCCGCAACAATTTCAGCGTATTGGATCGTCTTTCCGGCGTTACCCAGATTGAGGAGGCCGACCGCGTTAACTGAGCCGGTGGTCTGGATGCCGTTAATCCGCAGGTAGCTGTTGACCGTGGTCACGCCGGTCGTGCCGTTGGTCAGGACCAAAGTCTCGGAAATCTGGTTGTATGAGGCGTCAAGGCCTTGGATCAGCACCGACACGTTGGTGTCAGACGCCGACGATGACCAGAGCAGCATGGTCGTGGCCGACACGGGGTAGGTGTACGCGGTGGTGTTCTCCCACACCGGATAGTAGGTCGCGCCGCCGCTGGCAGGCAGGGCGGTCTGGTAGCCGTAGATGTTGACCACCGACGCGCCCGGCACCAGCCCGCGCGCCACCTGCATGTACCACGGCGCGACCAGCGTGCTCTCGGTCGATCCGGCGAAGGCTGGGAACGATGTGATGCTCATACCGCGTTCCCCCCGGCCAGATTGAACGTGACCGCCGTAGAGGAGGCGGAGGCCTGAATGGTGCCGCCCGCCGGTACAATCAGGGTGCCGGTCCAGAGCGTGGTCGTGTTGGCCGTCAGGGGGCAGTTATAGAAGATGGCGTTGGCGGCGCTGGCCGTGCCGCCGGACGCGACGATATAGATCGAGAAGGTCACCGCCGACGATGACGTGTTGCAGACATTGATGGTGTTAAGGTGCGCCCGCGCGCCCGACGAGGCCGTGAACAGGGTGGACGTGGACGTGGTGGCCGCGCCGCCCGACAACTGCTGGGTCGGCACGTTGTTGTAGATGCTCTGGATGTAGGTCCCGATGTTCGAGATCGCCACGACGTTGTTCTTGAACGCCGTCAGGATGTCGGAGACTGAGGCTCCGCCCATATTGGGGCCAAGAGTGACGGGTCCGAGTGCCATCAGTACTTCCCATCCTGCTGGAAGCGGTAGCGCATGTTGCCCAGTCTCCAGAAGCTGCCCACGTCGCTGCTTCCGACCGTGAATGACAGGAGCCTAGACCTGATCCGGGGGCTGAAGAAAGTGGTCCCCTGCGTGACAGAGTACGGGCCGTAAGTTGTAGCGGGCCCGCCCGGATAGTCGGCCGCGTTGAAGGTGATATTCACGGTCGCGTTCTGGGTGCCGTTGTAGCTTCCCCACTTCATGTCCGGCCAGACTTGATCGACGAAGCTCTTGTAGTCGCCTTCGTTCAGGGAGAAGTAGCCCGTCGTGAAATTGGACACCAAGGCCGCCCCGTCGGCGTCGTTGGACGTTTCGTGCTGGTAAATGTACAGGGACGACGGGTCAGCCCCAATGGGCGGGCCCAGCACGGACTGATCGATCCACGCCGACCGGCCAAGGGTGCCGAAGTCCCACACCCCGAGGTTCACGTTGTATTTGACGTAAGCGGCAACCTCTCCGCCGCTGGTGGTCGTGGGGTAGTACCACGCGATCTCGCCGAAGCGCGAGTTCACGGCGGTCCTGATCTTGTACAGGTTGGTCTGGTCGAGGTTCTGGAACACCACGTCCCACACGGGGCACGCCACAGGCTGGACGCCCCCGCCGGTCAGCGAGAAGAATGACGACGGCCCCATCCAGTAGACCGTGCCATTGATCGAGGCGGCCGCCTTGCGGGCGATCAGGCCGCAGCCGGTGGCGATTTCGTTGAACGAGTAGACATAGGGCTGGCCCACATACTGCATGGCCCAGACGTCAATGTCCGTCCAGATCAGGCCCTGCTGCGGGCCCTGAAGCGCGCCCACGATCCGCGACCCGCGCGGCAGGCGGTAGGAGCCCGCTTGGTTCGTGATCTGGCCGATCCATGTGTAGTAGTTGTTGACGTCGCACCACCGGATCAGGAGCGGGTCCTGAATGCCGGTAAAGCTGGAGCCCCACGCGATGATCTGGCGCTGCGGCATGGCCACGAAGACGCCGTCATTGACGGTCGGTGCCGTGGGAATGGCTGTCGCCACGGTCGCGCCAGATGACGGGTCCCACACATATATGGGCTGATACGGCGTCGTATTGGCCACGGCCGTATTGACTGGGCAGCTAACCAAGACCTGACCCCAGTTGTCGAGCGTCCAGTCGATGGCGGTGATGGGGGAGCCCACGGACGGGGCAATGTTGGAGCCCGAGCCGTATCCGCCCGTGCCGTAGCCATTGGCTCCATATCCCGATCCGGCAGGGTTTGCGCCCACGCCGAAATTGTACAGATACGCTGCATTCCCCCCATTGATCGAGCCGGACGTCGTCGCCGACGCGATTTGCGGGCCGTTGATGGTGAATGTGCTGGAACTGGGCACGCTCTGCACGGTGTAGTTTCCATACAGGGTGATGCCCCCCACCGTGGTGGCAACAAGTACGGGGTAAGTGCTGCCGACGCTGTAGCCGTGGTTGGCAAGCGTCACCGTGACGACGTTCTGGCCATTCTGGGTGGCAAACGAGGCGACTGCCGGGGCGGTCGAGGATGTGGTGGCCGCCAGCGGATTGCCGAGCGCGTCTACGGCAGTGATCTGATACTGGGTGGTCGATAGGGACGGGTTATAGGTCGCGTACTGGCCGAACAGGATCAGGCCGCCGACGCTGATGTGCGTCTGGATATAAACCGTATCGTACTGGGTGATGCTGGTTGTCGTGGCGTCAGTAATGGTGACGACGCTGCTGCCCGCCGTGGTGGAGACCGCCGGAGTGATGTTGTCCTTGGAGGTGGTGGGCGTGATCGTGGAGTAGCTGCCGTTGGTGATGACGCCAAGCTGGGCGGCAGTAGATATCGTCTGGATGCCGACGGCCAAGCGGTTGCTGAGGTTTTGATCTGCCCACGCCCACAGGGCCCGCACGATGGCTGGCATGGTGTTGGGAAAATATTTGGTCCATCCGCCCAGTTTTTGGACGAGCGCGCCCTGCGTGCGGTCGTAGATGAAGCGCACAAGCTGAGACTGCGACAGGCCCGCCACGTTGAGGGCGGGCGTCTCGTTTTGGTCGAGGCCGGGCTGTACCTTGAACGAGGCGTGGGGCATGCCTTACCTCTGCGGGGTAGCGGGCACCGGGATCGACATAGACGACCACGCGGAAGCCTCGAATTTTTTACGGTACTCTTCGATCATGGCCGTCTTCATGAGCGCCTGATACTGGCTCTCGTAGGACTGCGCCATCTGCGGGTCGTCCGACTGTCGGCCCCAGTTCCGCTGGTAGGCGCTGACATAAATCATGCTGGCCATGATCAGCATGTCGGGCAGGTAGGTCGAAATGAAGGTCGTGTTCGTGCCGGTGCCTGTCGTGGTGTAAAGCGTGGGCATACGGATCGTGCCCACTAGCGTGACGGCATAGGCCTGATCGGGGATCGGGCCGACAATGAAATACTGGTTAGTGTTTCCCCCAGCCGTGTCGCCCCCGTAGGGCGCGAAGTAGTTGGGCGGGCCTTGCGTCGATCCAATGCCGTAGACGTTCTGCAGCCACTCCTTGGTCACCGGCAGGAGCGGCGTGCCGGAGGCCGTCAGGACGATGTTCTGGATCGTCACGAAGTCACTGGTCAGCAGTGACAGGGTGTTGCTGCCTGTTGTCAGGCTGTAGGTGGTGTTGGTCGTCTGCAGGGGCAGCAAGTCGAGGTCGCGCTGAATGCGAAGCTCGGCGTAGTTCAGCATCTGCGGCAGGGCATTCTGCATGGCCGTGTCGCTGAACACGGTCAGGTTGCCGTTGGTCGTGGTGTTGACCACCGCCAACGTGGCGATCTGGGTGACGTAGGAATTGTACGTCAGGGCAGTGGTGCTGGCGGCCATGGATTACCCCGAAATTGTCTTGACAGGGTAGCAGATTGGCCCCCCGGGCGCTACAGCGTGCCGCCGTTTTGGAAATGGGACAGCGGGTGGCCGCCCGTATACTGGAAGTGGGGGGATTCTTTGAACGTGACCCAGTCGCCGCCCCACTCAAGGCCCTGCGCCTTGCCCAGTTCCCCCACAGTGGCCCACGCAGGGTCCGAGGCGTCCCAGACGCACTTGCCGTTGCGGATCGGCACGCAGTCGTAGGCAATGCGGTACTGGTGCATGGACTGGCCACCCTTGGCGCGGGTGACGATGTTTCCCGGCTTGGTCCGGCCCTGCGCGTAGAGGGCGTCCTGCTCCTCGGGCGAGCGGTAAGTGCAGGTGATCAGGAGATCAATGCCCATGCCTTTGCAAGCTGCGACGTGGGCCACGCCCTTGGCCATCACGGTCGGGTGCAGGTCCATGAGGCTGCGGCTACTCACCTGTCCACTTTCTTGTCGAGCTTGTTATAGATGCGGTCCAACTGATCCATGATCCGGCCTATGTCCGCCTTGTAGTCGTCCTTCTGGACGTAATTCATGGGCAGCCGGTTCTCCAGTTCCGACAGGTCCTCCCGCAGCTTCTGGGTGGCGCTCCAAAGCTCGCGGATGGCGTATCCAAGGGCCGCCGAGACAAAGGCGACGGTCCACTGCAGTAACTGGTCGAACGTCATGGCCTTATCCCCAGAAGAAAAAGAAGAAGGGTTGCGCAACTGTATATGAAACGCCGTTTAATGTCGCAACGCCATTTACGGTGCCGGTGCCTGCCGCGATTGAAGTAGCCGCGCCGGAGGCCGTGGCGACACCAGTGACCGATCCTGTCCCGGCGGTAACAGCCGCAGCCGCCCCATTCAGTGTGGCGGCGGCGCTGACTGCGCCAGTGGCGGGCGAGAGGCTGAGGCCCGCGCCTGAAACCGTGGCAGCAGCGGTGACGGAGCCGGTCGTGGCGTAATTGGAGACGCCAGCGCCTGAAAGTGTCGCTGCGGCGGTGACAGAGCCCGTGGCGGCGTAGTTGGAGACACCCGCGCCGGATAGCGTCGCGGCAGCAGTGACGGCCCCCGCGCCGTTTGAGGTGGCCGAGGAAGACCCCGCGCCGCTTACTGTGGCGGCGGCGGTGACCGTTCCGGTCATGGGCGCATTGCCAATGCCCGCGCCCGAGAGAGTGGCGGCGGCAGTGACGGAGCCCGCGCCACTTCCTGTCGCGGTTGATGAGCCCGCGCCGCTTACCGTT